GCAATAATATTTTAATGGGTTATTCAAAAGAACATAAAAATCCTAGTGGTGGTTTAAATGAAAGAGGCAGAGCTTTTTTTAAAAAAACAGAAGGATCAAATTTAAAAGCTCCTGTATCAAAAGGTAAGAACCCTAGAAGGATCTCGTTTGCAGCTAGGTTTGCTGGAATGAAAGGGCCATTAGAAAAAAATGGTAAACCTACTAGATTAAAACTTGCTTTAAAAAAATGGGGATTTGCAAACAAACAAGCAGCTGCTAGTTTTGCTGCTAACAATAAGGCATCAGCATGATGTATTTAAAACCAGAAGAAATTTTATCAAGACACAAAAAAGCATTTGCTGCAAAAGAAAATTGGAGATCTATTTATGAAGAGTGTTATCAGTATGCTTTACCCCAAAGAAATTTATATGATGGTTATTATGAAGGTAATGTTCCTGGACAAAGTAAAATGTCTAGAGTGTTTGATAGTACAGCAATTCATTCTGTTCAAAGATTTGCTAATAGAATTCAATCTGGTTTATTTCCTCCATATAAAAAATGGTGCAGATTAGAACCTGGTAATGATATACCAGATGAAAGAAAAGGTGAAACGCAACAAGCTCTTGATTTATATTTAGATAAATTATTTTCTGTATTAAGACAAAGTAATTTTGATTTAGCTATTGGTGAGTTTTTATTAGATCTATCAGTTGGTACAGCTGCAATGTTAATTCAGCCTGGCGATGATTTAAACCCTGTAACATTTACTCCTGTTCCTCAATATTTAATTGCTATTGAAGAAGGGCCTAATGGTACAGTAGATAATGTATATAGAAAATTAAAAGTTAGAGCTGATACTATTGCTAGACAATTTCCAGACGCACAAATAAACCCAAGACTACAACAAATGATAGATGACAAACCACAAGAAAAAATAGAATTGTGTGAGGCTGTTGTAGTAGATCCAGATAAAAAAGATTATTGTTATCATGTTATTCATGAGAAATCTCAATCAGAATTAGTTTACAGAAGAATGAAACAATCACCATGGATAGTAAGTAGATATATGAAAGTGCCTGGTGAAGTAATGGGAAGAGGCCCCCTAACTACAGCAATTCCAGATATTAAAACATTAAACAAAACTTTAGAATTATTATTAAAGAATGCGTCATTAGCAATCTCTGGAATTTATACAGCAGCTGATGATGGAGTTTTAAATCCAAACAATATTAGAATTACTCCTGGTGCAATTATTCCTGTAGCTCGTAATGGTGGGCCACAAGGTGCATCGTTAGCTCCTTTGCCTAGAGCTGGTGATTTTAATGTATCTCAAATTGTTATTAATGATTTAAGAATGAATATTAAAAAAACATTATTAGATGATACTTTACCTCCGGATAATATGTCAGCTAGATCTGCAACAGAGATTGTAGAAAGAATGAAAGAGTTAGCTCAAAATATGGGAGCTGCATTTGGAAGATTAATTACAGAAACAATGGTTCCAATTATTCGTAGAACATTATTCATTATGGATGAAAAAGGTTTGATACAACTTCCTCTAAAGATAGATGGATTAGAAGTTAAAGTTGTACCAATATCACCTCTTGCTAAAGCTCAAAATTTAGAAGAAGTGAATGAGGTTATGCAGTTCTTTCAAATTGCAAACTCGTTAGGCCCTGGTGGGGTGGCTGAAATAAAACCGGATGCTATTGCTGCATTCGTTGGTGATAAACTTGGCATACCAGCTAGTTTAAGAAACAATGAAGAAGAAAAGCAACAGATCCAACAACAAGCTATGGCTATGCAGCAACAGATGATGATGCAGCAACAAACACCTGGGAATGAGCAACCTCAAGATCAAGCTCCTCCTCCAGAAGAACCAGCGATGGCTTTAGAGGCAGAGGCTAGATCTTAATGGCAGATATTAATACTCCAGGATGGGAAGGATTAAATACTCTAGATGTTCATCGTAAAGATGATCAATTAGAATTAGATAAGGCTTATGCAAGAACCTTTGATACTGATGAAGGTAAAAAGGTTTTAGAACATTTAAAACAAAAAACTTTAGATCAACCAACTTGGATACCAGGATCTGAAACATCTTTTGGCTTTGCTAGAGAAGGACAGAATTCTGTAATCCGAGATATATTAATGAGAATAGAAAGGGCAAAACAATCATGAGTGAAGAAAATCAAGAAGGTTTATTAGGTAATACTCCTACAGCAGAACCGGTAGAACCATCACCAGAGGAAACTACAATACCTCATAAGGAAGAAGAAAACGCAGAGGACAAAACTTATGAGAATGAAAAACAAGTAAAACTTGAGAAACCAGAATTTATAGAAGATAAATTTTGGGATGAAGAAAAAGGAGTTAAAACAGAAGATTTAAGTAAATCATATGCTGAATTACAAAAACAATTTTCTATGGGTAAACATAAAGCTCCTAAAGAATATGATATGTCAGCTTTAGAAGATATAGATGAAGATGATGAATTAGCATCTTACTTTAAAGATTGGGCAAAAGAAAACAAACCTACTCAAGCTGCGTTTGATAATCTCGTAAATAAATTTAAAGAATTATCTACAGCTCAAGCAGAAGAAGATAGTATTGATATTGAAGAAGAGAAAAAAATATTAGGGCCTAATGCAGATCAAATTATTAAAGGTATTACTACTTGGGGCCAGGGTTTAGTTGCTAAAGGCATTTGGTCAGAAAGTGACTTTGAAGAATTTAAAATCTTTGCAGCTACAGGCAATGGTATTAATGCTTTAAATAAAGTTCGTAAGTATTATGGTGAACAAACTATACCTACAGCTCCTGTTGATATTGAAGGTCAACCATCTAAAGATGAGCTTTATAGCCTAGTAAATGATCCTAAATACAAATCAGATCCAGCATTTAGAAGAAAAGTTGAAGAACAGTTTGCAAGAGCTTTCCCTGGTACTGCTACATCAACCGGTGAAATTTAATGAATAAATAATTTTTTAAACTATTTACTTTTATTATAAAATCGCTTATCTTTGCGAGTGAAGATAACGAATTTCATTTCGCCTTCTGGCTGGTGGGCAACAACACCATAAGATCAGCCGGACAAGTATTCCGACAACTGAAAAATAATAGTAACAATAATGTGTAATATAGGAGAAAAAATATGGCACAATCAATAACAAATGCTTTTGTTACTCTATTTGATGCTGAAGTTAAACAGGCTTACCAATCAGAAAGTGTATTGCGACAGGCTGTTAGATTAAGATCTGGAGTACAAGGGCAAACTTACAAGTTTAATAAACTTGGTAAGGGATCTGCTACTGCAAGAATACCTCAAACTGATGTTACTCCTTTAAATGTAACATACAGCCAGGTAACTGCAACTATGTCAGATTACAATGCTGCTGAATACAGCGATATTTTTCATCAAGCAAAAGTTAATTTTGATGAAAGATCAGAGCTTGTTCAAGTAGTATCAAAAGCAATCGGTAGAAGAATAGACCAATTAGTCATAGATGCTCTTAATGGTGCATCTGGTGCATCAACAGTTGCAAAAACTGTTGTTACATCTGGTTCTGCTGCATCATCAAACTTGAATGTTGGAAAGTTAATAGCTGCGAAAAAAGCTCTTGACGCAAAAAATGTTCCTTTCGATGATCGTTGCATAGCTGTTCATGCTAACAATTTAGCTGGACTTCTAGGTGATGAAAGAGCAGTAAGTGGTGACTTTGCATCTATCAAAGCTCTTGTTTCTGGTGAGATCAATACTTTCATGGGAATGAAATTTATTGTTCTTGGCGACAGAGATGAAGGTGGTCTACCATTAACATCAAACGACAGAAGTGTTTTTGCGTTCCACAGATCAGCAATAGGTATGGCTGAAAACATGGCACAAAAAACAGAGATTAACTATGTTCCGGAAAAAACTTCGTTCCTAGTTAATTCAATGTTTAGTGCCGGTGCAGTATCTATAGATGATGAAGGTATCGTAAAAGTAACTTGTGACGAAAGCTAATAGAGGAGGATATAATTATGGCTTATGATAAAACAAACCTACAACCGATAGGTGGACAAAGTAAAGCTGGTATTGCTCCTCAAATGTGGAGTTACACAGCTCCTGGATCTGATACTTTAGCTGACATTAATACATCTGGATATTTCAATAGTGCATCCGATGTTTTAAAAGTTGGTGATCTTATTCACATCTGGGATAGTTCTGTACCTACTTCAAGTTTGGTAACTGTGTTATCGAATGCGAGTGGTGTAGTTGATGTATCTGATGGAACAGCTCTATCAGTTGCTGACGCAGACTAATAATAGAATAGAGGAGGCCCTTATGGGCCTCTTCTACAATTAGGAATTTTTATATGGCAAGTGGTGATACAAATATAACAATCTGCAACCAGGCATTAAATTTGCTGGGAGCTGATACAATAAGTTCATTTAGCGATACATCTAATGATGCTGCTGCTGTATGTAATAATATTTACGAAACTGTTAAAAGACAAACTCTGTCAATGTACCCTTGGAGTTTTGCTCTAACAAAATTACAATTAACTAAATCTGGAACATCACCAATAGGTGAGTGGGATAATAGATTTGATTTGCCTTCAACAGCTGTAGCTGGTCAAGCATTTCAAGTTTATAATTCAAAAGCAAATTTAGCTGTACCAATAACAAGTTACGAATTACAATACACTTCTTCTGGCCCAGCTATTTATACAAACGAAGAAACAATTTTTATTGATTATATTACAAGTGCAATTACAGAAGGTTTGATGCCTTCATATTTTGTACAACTACTTGTTTATATGATGGCCTGGCATTTAGCTGAACCGGTAACTGATCAAATAACAAAAGCAGATTATTGGAAAGTTGTAGCATTAGGTACACCATCTGAAAATGGCAGAGGTGGATATTTTAGATCAGCAAGTAATGCTGATGGCAGAGGCAAACCTAGCTATGCTATCCATGAATTTCCATTAACAGATGTTAGATAATGAGCAGAGCTGTATCTATACAAACAAATTTTACTACAGGGGAAATAGATCCTTTATTAAAATCTAGAATAGATATTGATCAATATTATAATTCTTTAGAACAAGCTCGTAATGTAGTTATTCAGCCACAAGGTGGTATTACTCGTAGACCAGGACTACAATACATTTCAACAATACCTTCTGCTGCTAATCCACAAAATGGATGTAGATTAGTTCCTTTTGAATTTTCAACTACACAAAGTTATATGTTGTTATTTGTACATAATAGAATGTACATTTACAAAGATAAAGTTTTACAAACAAACATTAATGGAACCGGTAATGATTATCTTGTTACTGCTATTGGATCTTCTAATTTATCAACTATTGATTATGCTCAATCAGCAGATACATTAATTGTTGTCCAGGAGGACATGGCCCCTAAACAAATTAAAAGAGGAGCTAGTCATACTACCTGGACTATTGCAGATATTAGTTTTGAGTACACACCCAAGTATGCATTTAGTTTATCTACATCAAATCCTTCAGCAACATTAACTCCTTCAGCTGTAGATGGTAATATAACATTAACTGCTGGATCTTCTGTTTTTGCATCTAGTAATGTTGATGATTATGTTGAGGCAGCAGATGGAATTGGTAGAGCTAGAATAACAAGATTTGTTTCTGGTACTGTTGTAGAGGCTATTGTTGAAATACCATTTTTTAATACTTCAGCTATTGCAAGTGGATCTTGGTTACTTGAAGTAGATTATGTAGATGCCTGGAGTGCTACTTATGGATACCCTAGAACAGTAACATTTCATGAAGGAAGATTATATTTTGGTGGATCTAAATCTAGGCCCAATACAATTTTTGCATCAAGAGTAGGAAGATTTTTTGATTTTAATCCAGGTGAAAGTTTAGATGATGATGCTATAGAAGTTACATTAAACACAGGCCAGGTTAATGCTGTTACAGGATTATTCTCTGGTAGAGATTTACAAATCTTTACTAAAGGTGGTGAATTCTTTTTACCACAATCAGATCTTGATCCAATCACACCAGGCAATGTTGTAATACAAGGTGCAACTAAAAGAGGATCTAAAGAAGGTATTAAGCCTGTAGGAGCTGAAAGTGGTACAATGTTTATACAAAGATCTGGTAAATCATTAAGAGAATTTTTATTTAGTGATGTAGAGTTATCTTACATATCAAATAATATTTCTTTATTATCTTCTCATTTACTTGTTACTCCAACAGATCTAGCATTAAGAAAAGCAACATCTACTGATGATGGTGATTTATTGTTAATTGTTAATACTGATGGATCTCTTGCAACTTATTCAATTTTAAGAGGTCAAAATGTTATAGCTCCTTCTTTGTCATCTACTGATGGTGAATTTGTAAAAGTTGCTGTAGATGTAGATACAATTTATTTTGTAATTAAAAGAACAGTAAACTCTAATACAGTTTATTATATTGAAACTTTTAATGATGATAATACTACTGACAGCAATAAATTATTAACTAGCTCTGCTGGTACATTACCAAACTCATCTACAATAACTAAAGCTGTTACTGTACAAAGTGTTTCTGGATCAAATAAATATTTTATAGATGGAGTACAACAAGCAACACTTAATTTGTATGAAGGTCATACTTATAAATTTGATCAATCAGATAATTCTAACTCTGGCCATCCATTAAGATTTTATTTAGATGCAAACAAAACTACAGCTTACACAACAGGAGTAACTACAAGTGGAACACCTGGATCTTCTGGGGCCTACACACAAATCGTAGTAGCTAGTGCAGCTCCTACTTTACATTATCAATGTTCATCTCATGCAGCCATGGGAGGTGTAGCCAACACTCCTAGTGGTGCATCTATAACAGGATTAACTCATTTAGAAGGTAAAACAGTTAAAGTGATAATTGATGATGCTATGGCAGCAGATGCTACAGTTGCCTCTGGAGCTATAGTAGTTAGCACATTGCCAACAAGTTATATTGAAATAGGATTAAATTATACACCAACTGTTAAAACAATGCCGGTAGAATTAAAATTACCAAGTGGTAATACAGTAGGACAAAAGAAAAGAATAGTAGAGGCATCAGCATTATTATACCTTTCACAAAATTTAACTTTAGATGCTAAAGAGTTTCCATTTACAGCAGCAACTTTTTTTACAGGAAAGAAAAGAAGAAAACCAATGTTAGGTTATGATCGAGAAGGTCAACTAACATTTAGTCAATCAGCTCCCCTTTTCTTTACTTTATTAGGTGTGGAGTATAAAGTGAGTGTAGGACAATAATGGCAAACCCTTGGGCAATCATTGGAGTAATATCAAGTATAGGTAAGGCCTATGCTACTTTGTATTCAGCAGCTGCTACTAAAGCTAGTCTAGATGCTAAAGCAGATATATCTGCATTACAATTTAAAGAAAGAAGAATTGAATTTAAAGAACAAGGTGTTGAGGCATTAAAAGAAACTAATAAGGCATTAGGTACTATTGTTGCAAGAGGTGCAGCTGGTGGGGCCTTAACAAACGAAGGATCTATTTTAACTTCACAAATAGTTTCATTAAGAGAAGGAGCAGAAGATTTTTCTCTTGCAGCAATTAACCAGGAGCTTACACAGAATTTAGGAATTATAGAATTTAATAATTATAAGATAGCTGGTAAACAAGCTAAAAAAATGGGTTACTTAAATGCTATCTTTGGCCTGGGTACTGATATGGCTACTATGTCTACAACAGGAGTTTTTGATAAGAAACCACCAACTGATGGAAAGAAACCAGCATAATGGCAAGAGAAAGAAAAACATATCCAGGTGGTTTAGTTAGAGGTGGAGCTGTAGTTAATGTTGCATTTCCACAGTACCAAGTCATGGCTAGTGGTATGGATAGCTTAAATCAAAAACTAGATCGTATTAATAATTTTGCATTAAAAAAATTAGATAAGGATATGGAAAGAGCTGGTATTAAATATGCAGCAGAAAATCCTATTTCAACAGATCAATTCCTAGATGCTAATCCAGATCAAAAAAATAAAATGGTTAAAGGTAATCCTAATACTACTTATGGATCTGCTATCAGAGCTACACAATTAAATTTACTTACTTCTCAAATTACAATGAAAGCACAAAATGATTTTGCAGATCTTAAAACTAAAGCATATGCAAATAATATGGATCTTGAAACATACACTAACGAATTAAATGCTATTGTTAATGGATATACAGATGCTGTTTTAGAAGTAGATGGTGAGGCAAGTATTGTAGCCAATGCTAAACTTGCAACAACAGCTAATACATATCTTACATCTTATTCAGATAAATTATTAAAAGATTATAAAAATATGAAAGATGCTACTGTATTAAGTTACAGTAATCAAACCATAGAAGAAATACCAGATATTGTTAAAGGTGGAGCTGAACAAAGTATTAATGGGCCAGATGGTCAACCTCTACTTGGTGAAAATGGTGAACCTATAAAATTATCTTTAGATGATATTTTAAAATTGCGTAAGCAAGAAAAAGAACAAGAGCTTATAGTAAACAGAATTAGTCCAGAAAAATTATTACAATGGTCTAAAGATTGGGATGCTAGAGTAAATAGAGAAAAAGCAAACTTTTTATTTAGTGAATATGTTGATACTCCATTTAATTATAAAGCTGGTACTAATCATGCTAATCAAATTTACAAACAAGTTCAGAATGGAAACTTTGGTGGATATGAAAATTTAAAAAAAATATATGAAAGTTTACCAGAAGATAAGCAAAAAGAATTTAGAACAAAAGTTAAAGAATGGAAACAAAGTATTATTAAAGCTAAAGAAGATGATGATACTACACTTACATTAGATAAAAAAGATGAAGTAGATAATTTAAAACTTAAATACTACACAGCCAAAGCTGATGGTAATTATGAAGAGGCAAAACAAATTGTTGAAGAGGCAAGAGCTTTAGATGATGATTTATATATAGAGCTATCAGAAAAATTAGATGATGATGATAATGGTGGTGATTTTACAAAAGACCATACAGAAGATGGCCTAGGTTTTATAGATTTACAAGATGACTTAACAATTACAAAAGATCTTACTCATGAAAAAATACAAGAGGCTTATGACTTTAGATACATTACTAAAGAACAAAAATTAAAACTAGATGCAGATCTAGAAGTATCTAAATCTAAAAAATTTACAGAAGGTGAAAAGATTATGCGTAATGCTTTTGGTTATTCAGAGGCTACTATATTAAATAAAACTAAAAAAGATACAGCAGCTGCTAATTTGTATAGACAAAAATCAAATGAGTTACTTGCTTTTATGAGAGCTAACCCAGATGCTACAGCTACTGATATTCAAAACAAAGCATTAGAATTAACTCAAGGTGTAGAAACAAAAAAATTAAAAGAAGATGATATTAAAGAAATGAAAACTAACATTACTTCTAAAGAATTTAAACTTTCATCTAATGTTTGGAAATTGTATTTACAAAATTATTACACAACAGAAGATGGTGGGCCTTACAATCATGCAAACTACAGATCTGAATTTTTAGAAACACCAGAGGGTGTACAACGATTAATTGTTGAAATGGAAGAGTTAAAAGAAATAGAAGAGGGTGAATTGCTTGATAATAAATTTGATTTTGGAACAGGAATGAGAGATGATGTTTTTAAAAGACCAAGAGTAAATGGCAAACCTATAACAAACGAATTTATTGATAAATTTATAGAACAATTACAAACTTACAAAATAGCATTAGGGGAGCTTGAACAATAATGTCATCATTAGAAGAAAAATATTTAAACTACCTAGATTTTAAAAATAGTGATAACGATTACAAGCTAACTGAAAATGGTTATGAGTTATTTGAAAATAAGAAAAAAGGATTTTTACAATCTGCTAAAGATTACACAACTAATACATTACAAACATATAAAGATATTGGTAGCACAGTTTTAAAATATAATAATGAAATTGGAACCGGCATAGCTAGAGGTACAACTAAACTTGTAGAAAGTGTTGGTGGTTTAGGATTAGCAACATTAGAAAAATTAGATCTTGCTAGTGAAGGATCTGTACAAAAGTTTGGTGATTTTTTTGCTAAAGAAGTTTATCCAAGAATAGGTGAAACAGAAACATTAGCTGGAGGATTTGCAGAAGGTATATCTCAATTCTTAACTCCAGGTTTAGGTTACTATAAGTTATTTGGTACATTAATAAAAGCAAAAGGTGTTATGCCTTTTGTAACAAGAGCATTAGCAGCAGAGGCAGCAACTGTAGGTACAGCTCAAGTTCCTATGGATCCAAACTTTGTTAGCTTTATGTCAGAAATGTTTGGTATTGATACTGAACAAGCTGATAGTTTAAGTAAAGAAATATTTAATTATATTGCTACACCAGAAACAGAATACAATGCTGATACTGTTTTTAAAGAAAAAATGAAAGCTATTATTGGTGATAGTGCATTAGGCCCATTAGGTGAAGGTGTAATGTTATTAGGAAAATTATTTAAAGGATTAAAGAAACAGCCAGAAGTAGTTGAAGAATTAAACAATAGTATAAATTTATCTGGTGGATCTGCTATGAACCCAGATGGGCCTTTAGCAAAAGAAATAGATGAAGGTACTTTTTCTTACAAATCAGAATTAGAAGGGCCAGAAAAATTTGATACTGTTATGATTATGGATAGTATTGAACCGGTTATTATTGGTACAGGAAAAAATAACAAAGTTAAAGTTGAAGATATAATTAATCATTTTGATCAAGCTCCTAAACTAGATATTAAAAATCCAGATGATTTTAAATTAATGGTAGACCAAGGTGTTAAAGAAGTAACTTATCAATTAGATCAAAAAGTTACAGGGGCCGGATGGTATGACAAAGATATTAAAATAGCTATGGAAAAATTAGATGACATTAATCCTAAATTTAAAGGTAATGATCAAATAAAAGACATGGTAGTATTCTTTACAGCTATTGCCTCGCCAGGACAAAATGTTGGAATGGATTTTAAAGTAGCTGCACAGATTGCAGATATTTATTTAGATACAGGAAAGTTCCCTACAACAAATCCTAACAGCCTTCGTAACGCAGAAGATGTAATGGTTAAATTAGGTAGAGCTGAAATAGGTGAAGAAAAAGGATGGACACAAAGATCTCACCTAAAAGGACAAATAGAATTTGTACAAAAATATGTTGATGCAAATGGATTAGATGCATTTTTAGAATTCCTACATACTCCAACTACAAGAAGAGTATTAAATGATTTAAGAAAATCTTATGGTATGAAACCTATTGCCGGTGCTTTAGATAAAGAGATCTATGGAGCTGATATGTTTGGCCCTAAAGTAAGTAAATTTATGCAGAGCTTAATGGGTACTTCTGATGAGGCTGTTCCAGATATTTGGTTTACTAGAGGCTTTAATAGAAAATCTGGTAATGTTTATACTATTAAAAAAGATGGTGTTAAAGCAAGTGCTGATCAACCAAGAAACCTTGCAGAACGAACAATTATGGATAATTATATTAATGAAATACGAATACAATTAGAAAACAGTATAGGTGTTAAATTAAATGCTCGTGACACACAAGCTGTTCTATGGTACTTTGAGCAAGGATTATATACAAAACTAGGAGTTAAAAGTGAACCAAAAAGTTACGCAGACGCAGCAACAACAATCATCGAAAGAAAAGCCGATGACATCGAAGGAGGCCTTTCACAAAGCGATGTTGGTAATGTTGAGAGCAAAAAAAACAAAAACAAGAAAAGATATATCGTCAACGAAGATCTAGATCTAGATACAGGGGATCTTTATGGAATTGATGCTGATGAAATTGACGAATTTAATAAAGGAGTTAAATAATGTCAAAACCAGATATTTCCATAAACACTATAGAAAACCAAGATAATTCTTTTTTAAATAAAAAATTAGATAAGTTAGCTGAAGATCTTGCTCCTGTAGAAAAAGAAATTATTAACACAAGTAATAATGCTGATGTTATTCTTGAGAATGAAGTATTAGAAAAAACTAACATAGCAGAAAAAAAAGAAGATGAACAAGAAGAAGTTTTACTTGCATCTCTGTTTCCTAAAAAAATACCTAAACCAAAAGATCAACCTACTTATAAAGATAAAACTCATGGCGATACAATAAAAGAGGCCCAAGAAAAACAAGCAGAAATTTTATCTACCAAAGTTCCAGATAATAAAATGTTTGTAATAGAAGAAGGAACAGGAAATATAATCTTTAAACAATTCAATGATGCAGAGTTAAAAATTATTGAAGATACCATGAATAATTTAAGCATGGGTAAATTAAAAATTAAAGAAGGTGCTTTACAAACTACATTAAGAAATGCTGATCATCCTAATTTATTTAAAAATGTTGCTACCTTTCAAGACTTTGTAGCTACTGTTTTTAAAGATAGTATTAATACTGCTAAACGAGGTAAGATGACTATGGAAGAAATAGCAGCTGCTGCTGCCAAGTATGGCAGAAATGATGTGTATATGCAGATCCTTAAAAATCCAGAAGGTACACCTTTTAAAACAGAATTTGCTTATAGAGCTATTATGGAAGTAACAGTTGCAAGAGCAGAGGTAGATAGACTTGCTAAAATAGTAATGTCAGATAAAGCAACAGCAGCAGATGTAGAATTGTTTTACAGAACATTTGCATTGTATGGATCTTTATTTTCTAAAACAGCTGCTGCAATATCTGAAAGTGGTAGAACACTTGGTATTGTATCTAAAATGGATACACCTAAAGTTGAGGGTATTGATGAGTTAGGTGATATTTTAAAACAAATGAATGTTGATCCTAAAGATACAACAGCTGCTGCTAAAATTGCTCAAGCCTATTTAGAATTAAAACCACATCAAAAATCTAAATTTGCTAAAGATGGTATTGTAACTAAATTTAGAGATGCCTGGGCAGAGCTTTGGATTAACACAAGATTAATGTCACCTATTACACACACAGTAAACATTGCTGGTAATATTACTTTTAATACTTTGAGAGTTGTAGAGTATGGAGTTGCAGCTGGTATTAATAAAGTTCCTGGAATGTCATCAGCTGATGGTGTGATGTTTAATGAAGTTTGGGCCATGATTAAATCTATGAGATATGGATCTAAACTTGCTGTAGGTAATGCATGGGCCTCTTTAAAATCTGGTGAAAGTATTACAACAAAAATGGATTTAAGAAAAGATAAAGCAATATCAAAAGAGTTAGCTGGTAAGTATAAAGACACAGCTCTTGGTTCATTTTTTGAAGTAATGGGTACAATGGTTAGAGTGCCTGGCAGATTGTTAGTTGCAGAAGATGAAATGATGAAAGGTTTTATTTTTCAAATGGAGCTTGAAAGAATTGCAACAAGTAAAATGAATAAATTTTTAAATGATTTTCCAGACGATAAAGCTGGAGCTGAATTAGTTTATAAAAAAACTTTAGCAGATCCAGATACTGCAACTGTTAAAGAAGTACAAGAAAGTATGTTAGAGGGAACATTCCAAAAAGATTTACCTCCAGGTATATTTTCTAAATTACAAGGAATTTTAAATGTACCAGAAATGAAAATGTTTGTGCCTTTCTACAAAACAATTATGAATATCTTTTTTGAAAGTAACAAAAGAAACCCAGCTTTGGCTTGGTTATCTAATGATGTAAGAAAAAATTTATCTGGTAAAAATGGAACCAAAGCTAAACAACTTGCTATTGCTAAACTATCTACCGGTGCAATGTTAATGTATCAATTTGGAAGTATGGCTTATGGAGCTAATGTTACAGATCAAGGAACAATGATTACAGGAATGATGCCTACAAGAAAAGGTGAGAGAGAGGCATTTCAAAGAAAAGGTTTATTACCTTATTCAATATGTAATATGCAAGACGATGGTTTATACCAATGTACTTCTTATGCTAGATTTGATCCTGTATCATCTTTATTAGCTATCTCTGCTGACTTTGCTTACATGGCATCTCGACCAGGACAATATGAAAATCCTAATTTTGCTAATGACATGGAGGCTTTATTTAAAGCTGGAATAGCATCTGTCTTTCCATATATTATGCAGCAACCATTTGCACAAGGTGTTACTCAACTTGGTGCATTGTTTCAACCTGGGTATGGTGATGCAGATGATATGGCAACAAGATCATTAACAACACTATTAAAAAAATTAACAGAGGCAACAGTTGGTATTGCTATAAATCCTTTAGGTACTTTTGGTAACTACTTAACTAAACATTCAGATCCAACAATCTATGATACAATGATTACAACTGACCAGGCATCCTGGTGGAGAGAAAATTTTGATGGTGATATACCAGCTCCTATTAGAGCATTCTATAAAGAATATAATAAAGCAATGCATCAATCACCATTCTTTAATCCAGAATTAGAAGAAAGAGTTAATCTATGGGGTGAAGTAATGGTAGGCCCAGAGATGAATGTGTTTAGTCCAATTAGAACACAGAAAGAAAAATACAATAGAGTTGATGATTGGTTAGTTAAATTAGGTTTAGGTATTCCAATGCCAAGAGCTTTTATTAGTGGCATCCCTCTTACATCAGAAGAATACAAATCTATTATTATGTACATGAATTCTGATATTGATGGTGATGGTACTATGTTAGATGAAATGTTGGATATGATTGATAATGATCAAGATTGGAATGATATGTTGCCTGGTGATAAACTTAAAGCATTAAAAAATATTGTTTCAAATAGAAGATCATTAGCAGAAGAAAACTTTTTAAACAACAATCCTACCTTTAATGACAAAGTAGAATTGCTAAAAGAAAGAGTAAATAGAAAGGGTAAAAGATAATGGTGTTTTTTTGTTCTACTATACAAAACAACAACAGAATATTAGGAATAATATATGGCAACATTTAATGTAAACGACACAGCAAGAAGAGTACAATCTATTGTAGGATCTAGTAATAGAGCTGGGCCTTATACTTTTAATTTCCAGGTTAATGCTACATCTGAATTATTGGTATTTCAAAATGATACAGAGCTTACTTTATCTACTCAATACTCTGCTACTCTTAATACAGATGGAACAGGATCTATAACTTTTATAGATAACTCTGGATCTGGAGGTACTAATTATACTCCAGCACAAAATGATCGTATTACTATTATTGGTGATCAACCATTATCTAGAACAGGAGTTTACAATACAGGCCAGGTTATTACACCAGCAGCTCTTGAAACTGATTTTGATAATGTAGTTATTAGACAACAACAATTAAAAGAAATTACAGATAGATCTATTCAGTTAAAACCTTCTACTGCTAGAACAGTAACAGGAACAGGAACCAATGGCCCTGTATTCTTTCCAGATTTAGAGGCTAATAAAATATTAAGTGTTGATGCAGCTGGTACATCATTAATAATGTCAAAAGAGATTGGATCTTTTAAAGGTAATTGGTCAGCTAGTACATCTTATTTTGCTAGAGATATTGTAAAAGACACAAGTACCGGAAATATTTTTATAGCTAACACAGATCATTCATCTTCTGGATCTCAACCCTTAACTACAAATAGTGATAGTGGTAAATGGGATCTATTAGTAGATGCTGCAACTGCAACTTCTGCAAGTCAAACTGCAACTGCCCAGGCAACAATAGCAACGACAAAAGCCGGTGAGGCAGCTACATCAGCATCATCAGCTCTATCAAGTAAGAATGCAGCTGAAACTGCAAAGACAGCAGCAGAGGCAGCCAAGACAGCAGCCGAAACAGCTAAAGCAACAGCAGAAACTTTTTTAGATAATTTTCAAGATCAGTACCTAGGAGTATCATCAACTGAATTTACAGTAGATCTAGATGGTGATCCCCTAACTGAAGGTGATATTTATTTTAATAGTAACAGTAACAAATTGCGTATTTTCTCTGGAGGACAATTTAAAGATGCAGCTGTAGATACATCTGATTTTGCCCAGGCTGGATTTAGTATTGCAATGAGTGTAGCATTATAGAAAGGAGTAAAACATGGCACAAAATTTTAGAAACCAATTAACACATACAGCTATAGGTACTAGCTATACAGATATTTTAGCTCAAGCTAATACTTTTGATACTGTAGTTGGAATTAGATTAGTTAATGTAACCGGTACATCTATCAATGTAACTGCTGCAATAGAGAATAGTTCTAATACAACTGAATTAATTGTTAATTGTCCGATCCCTGGAGGATCTAGTTTGGAGCTTATTGATGGTGGTAGTAAAATAATTTTAAAATCTGGTGATAAGCTAAAGGCTAAAAGTGATACAAGTAGTTCACTTAAAACTGTAGTTAGTTTTATTGACAGTATTAGTACATAGGAGGACACATGGGATACATAGGTAATTCAACATTTACAGGAGTTATAACTAGCTCTGATAGTATTGATGCTGGTGTAGTAGAAATATCAGATCTATCAGCAGCAGCTCAAGCTGGTTTAGGTAATGCAGATCTGTATGGTTTTAAAAAGACTAATGGAACAGGATCTCAAAAAGAAGATCTAATTATGACTACTACTAATGGCACAGATAATATTGATGTAGCTACAAATGATGGATCCCAAACAGATCTATTTGATGAAAGTTTTTTTAGTAAGAAAGGATTATCATTTTCGGTAAATGCCGATGGTGAATTATTGGTAACAGTATAATGGCATTAACAAGGTTAGGATCTTTAGCAGCAACAAACTTGGTACTAGGTGGTAATGTAGGTACAGAAGGTGATGCTTATAAAAACTATAATACTATTTCTAGTTCAGTAACTTTAACAATGGCATCAACTAAAAACTATTTTTTAAAAGGGCCAATAACAATAAATAACAATGCAACATTTACTGTTGCTGGTACAGGGGAGTTAAAAATTATCTAATGCCATATATTGGAAGGAATTTACAAACAGGGGAATACAAGCTCATAACATTAACAGAGAGCTTTGATGGTAGTAGAACAGCCTTTACTATGTCAGAGAGTGTACCTTCTGAAAGAGTGCTTATGGTTATCCTGTCTGGGGTACTGCAACATTGGGGTGAAAGTTTTACTGTATCTGGAAATCAATTAACTTTTTCAGCAGCTCCTAGTTCTGGGGAAACAATTAAAATTTTAAAACTAGGTGATACTTTAAATATTGCTACTCCATCCCAGGGTACAGTAGGTACTGCTCAACTATCTACATCCGGTATTGCAGCTGGTAAAGTATTTAAAGTTAATGATGCTGGTAATGCCTGGGAGTTGGGTAATGCATCTAGTGCAGAGATCTATGGATTTACTATGATAGATACAAACTCTGATAACATCCTGGACAGCTTACAAGTAACAACAACTAATGGTGGACAAGACAATATTACAGCTGCTGTCTATGCTGCCTTTGATGACAAGATGTTTGCAGCATCTGGATTTACTTTTAGTTTAAATAGTGATGGTCATCTGATTGCAACGATTTGATGTACTCTAAATGTTTATGAATAAAAATATAGAAAATCACTTTATTATAACAAAAAGGATATTTTAATTATGGCATCTAAAATAATTGTAGATCAACTAGAAAGTTCTGGATCAAATATAACTATACCTACAGGAACAGGCCTGGTAGTTACTGATGGAATAGCAGCTACAAATTTATCTGGTACGATTGCTGATGCAAGATTGCCAACAGTACCAGTATCAAAAGGTGGTACTGGACTAACATCATTAGGTAGTGCTGGACACGCATTAAAAGTAAATTCTGGTGGTAATGCATTAGAGTTTGGAGAAATTGCTGGTGGTGGAAAAGTTCTTCAAGTAGTAACTAATCACGACAATACTGAAAAAGATTTGGCAACTGGAAGTACAATGACAAACTATTCTGAATTAAATACTTCAATTACACCAAGTGCAACTAATTCTAAAATTTTAGTAATGGTTCATTTTGGAGCATTACAATATGGGGGAAACGATAGCTCATTAGGTTATGGAAAAATTATGTATCAAATATCAGGTGGGAGTGTTCAAGATATGGCAGGTAGTGAGCAGTTAGGTGCTAATGCTATGTCAGTTGGTAGCAAACATCAATTCGCTATCAATTTGGAAACGAGTGAATGGCAAACATTTCAACCAAGTATGGTTTTATTACACGAACCAAACACTACAACTTCAACAAGTTACCAAGCATTCTTTCAAGCAGAATCTAGTAATGGTATTTTAAAAATTAATAAAAATTATAGGAATAATGGAAACGATTGTTCTACAATATCTACTATGACTTTAATGGAAATAGGAGCATAATATGAAAAAATATGCTAACGCAATAAATGAAATTAATCCAAAAGCACATTTTGATTTAAGTAATAATGACTTATCAACTATTGTTTGGTTACATGGTACTACACCTATTGATGTTGCTGATATAGAAACAAAAGCAACTGAAATAGAAAATAGGGACTTACATATTGAGCCTAGACAAAGAGCATATCCATCAATTAAAGAACAATTAGATATGATGTGGCATGACAAACAAAACGATACTACAACATGGGAAGATGCTATATCTAAAGTCAAATCAGATAACCCAAAGGCGAGTGAATAATGGCAACAGTAAATTTAGGTAGAATTAAACCAGTATTCAGAGGAGCATACAATAACTCAACTTCTTATGTGATTGACGACATTGTTACATCTGGTAACGAAACATTTATAGCTATCGCAGCTACTCAAGGTAATGCTACAAGTGATGCAAGTAAGTGGACAAAACTTGCAGCCAAAGGAGCTGATGGTACTGATGTTGCAGCAACACTACAAAACAAAGAGATTGCATTTAAAACAAATGCTGGAGCATTAGATGGTATTCCAATCGGTACTGCTGGACAAATATTAAAAGTAAATAGTGGTGCTACAGGATATGAGTTTGGTGCAGATCAAGGAGGAAAAATATTAAAAGTTTATAATGATACTGATGCATCAAATATTACTACAAATTCAACTTCATATCAAGATACAGGACTTTCAATTACACTTACACCAACAAGTGCATCAAATGATTTTTTAATTATAGCAGATTTAGGTGTAACTAGACACGCAAGTACGAGTGCAAGTATGTTTGTACAAATAATGAGAGATAGTACTGCAGTTGTGGCTCATGGCAATGGTTATATGGGATATTCTGGTAATACAAATGACAGAGGATATTATCCAAGTTTCTTCCATCATTTAGATGTTCCAAATTCAACAAGTTCAATAACATACAAAATACAATATAAGTCAGAGAGTAGTGGAGCATCTGTTCACTCTTATGGAAGTAGAAGAATGACTATATTTGAAATAGATGGGGGTATAGAATAATGATTACTATAGCAGATGCAATTTCAGCAATAAATCCTAATGCTATTTTTTCTACAAGAGATAATGAAGTCACTTGGTTAGATGGAACAACACCTATTAGTGATGAAGATATACAAGAAAAAAAACTAGAGTTAGAAAATCAAGAAGAAATAAATAAACAAGCTAAAGCAGATTTAAAAGCTAGTGCTAAAGCAAAGTTAATTGCTGGTGAACCATTAACCGAAGAGGAGGCAGACACAATAGTGTTGTAATATCATGGCCACGATAGATTTAGGAAAACTAGGATTTGTAAACAAAGGTACTTATAACAATAGTACAACTTATGAGAAAAATGATTTAGTACAATTTACTGATAGTGGTATTCTATCTACTTACTTATACATAGATAGCTCTGCTCAATCTGGCCAGGCCCCATCATCATCTGGTACTGCTGGATCAAGATGGGTTTACTTTGCTAAAGGTGTAGCTGATAGTTTAGCTAGTGCTGGTAACAATAAAGTAATTGTTACTAATGCAAGTGGACAAGTAACTCCTTTAGCTATTGGTTCTGCATCTCAAGCATTAAAAGTAAATAGTAGTGCAAATGGTTTTGAGTTTGGGGAAACTGGTGGTGGACTTCAATCACAACAAGTTTTTACATCATCTGGTACTTACACAAAACCAAGTGGCATAAATAAAATTAAAGTTATAGTTACTGGAGCTGGTGGAGGTGGTGGTTCGGGTTCTGGATCAAACAACCATGGTGGAGGAGGTGGTGCTGGAGGTACAGCAATAGAAATAATTGATGTATCTTCATTATCTTCTACTGTCGCAGTTACAGTTGGAACTGGTGGTACTGTTGGTTCTGCAAACTCAAGCACTCAAGGTGGAACTGGAGGAACATCATCTTTTGGTTCTTACTGTTCTGCAACTGGTGGAATTGGAGGTTTCTATGCAGATGCACAAGCACAACAAAATGCAGGAGATGGTGGAGTTGGTTCTAATGCAGATATAAATTTACATGGTGGTAGAGGAGAAGAACATTCTGCTCAATCAACACAAGATCAATCTGGAGGTGGACATGGTGGTTCATCTTATTGGGGAGGTGGTGGAAGAACAGCTTCTCCTTGGACAACAACAAACGCAACAGCAGGAGAGGCATTTGGTTCTGGTGGTGGTGGAGGAGTTCACGACAACAGAGCAGGTGCAGTAGGTGCTGATGGAATATGTGTAGTAGAGGAGTATAAATAATGAAAGCATTAATATTAAATAATAAAGTAGTAGATGTTAAAGAAAATGAATTTGAAGTAGCACCTACTATGTTTTGGGTTGATTGTGATGACACAGTTAAAACTGGTTTTACTTATGATGGAAGTACATTTACATCTAATGAACCAACTGCTGAAGAAATTGCAGAGGCACAAGCAAAACGAAAAGTTTTTGCAGATTTAAGAGTAAGTGCTAAAGAAAAGTTAATAGCTGGAGAACCTCTTACAAAAGAAGAGGCAGATACAATAGCATTATAGGTATGCCATGGGAAGAGTTACTAAAAAAGCAACAGTACAAAGTGTAACTCTTAAACACATTAACGAAAAGTTAGATCACATCCACAAAGATCTAGATCAAAACACAAAAGACATTGTAGAATTAAAGCAGCAAGTAGCTATGGGCCGAGGTGGTCTTAAAGTGATCTTCTATATTGGAGCTATAATTTCTATAATATTAGGAGGTTTAAAAATTGGAAAATTTATTTAATGGAATATGTACTTGTCATGATACTATGCTCATCTATTGCAAACTCTTGTTTGCCTCCACACATATATCCTAATACATTTCCAGATGCCTACAGCTGCATGGTGCAAGGCTATCAAAACTCATTAGACAAAATTATAGACATAGGCCCAGAGGATGTAAACTCTGCTGGTATGTACATAAAGTTTGGATGTAACCCTCAAGAAATTAGGAAAGGAATATCAACATGATACAAGGACTAACTGCTCTACTACCAATACTAAACAAAGCTGTAGATCTAGTGCCTGATAAAAATAAAATTGCAAGACAAAAAGCTGACATAGAAAAAGAATTAATGAAAGCTCTAGTTGATGTAGATAAAGAACAAGCAAAAATAAATAGAGAAGATGCAAAAGCTACAGGAGCTATGTCTTGGATGCAAAGATTATGGAGGCCCTCTTTAGCCTGGGTATGTGTGTTTGCTTTTATGTTTCAATTTTTAGTTATACCAATCACTAATTGGATCTGTGCATTAAGAGGTACAACAATAGATCTTCCTACCCTGGACAGCTCTACCCTTATGACAGTTCTGTTTGCTTTACTTGGTATGACAGGAGCTAGAAGTTTTGATAAGTTAAAAAAAATTAATAACAAAAAATGAGGTTAAGAGTTTATATGTTTTTAACTGTGTATTGGATATTTATGTTAGGAGCTACAACAAATATTTTATGAGGTGTTATGAATTATTATTTTACAGGCTGCTTAATTATAGCAATGGTATTGTTAGCCTTATGTGGAGGGCCACCTAACTACTAATGAAACCTATTACAGAAAAATCAGCAATAGCTACAGATATAAAAACTATAGTTGCCCTAGTAGTTGGAGCTTGTGCTGGAGTATGGGCCTACTTTGGTTTGATTGAAACTCAAAACAAACATAGTACACAATTAGAATTGTATGAAAAAGATATAGAATTAAATACAGAGTTTAGAATTAAATGGCCAAGGGGCCAGGCTGGATCTTTACCAGCTGACCAGGAGCAATTTCTTTTAATAGAAAATCTTTTCAAGTCAGTAGCTACATTAGAAAAAAATCAAGAAATGAATATGACTAATAAAGTTAATATAGAATTTATAACTAAACAATTAGAGAAAGCTCTTAACGATATTGAAAAATTAAAAGATGCAAACAGAGAAATTAAATATTCAAATGGAAATGGAACACACTAATGATTGAGGTGGTAGCTTTATTAATGTTTTTAAATGGTGAGCTTACAGAATATCGTAAGCAACCAGACTTTGGAGTTTGTTTGGAGAGAGCTAGAGTAGCTAGAAGAACATCTAATCCAGATACAGTTCAGTATCAATGTGCTAAAGTTATGGCAGAATTAACAGAAGATAAACAACATATATTAACAATAAAAAAGGTAGATTAAAATGGCAATGGTAGAAAGAAAAGAAACTAAATATGTAGTAGTACATTGTGCTGATACTCCAGCTGATATGGATGTGGGAGCTGCTGATATTAGAAGGTGGCATGTAGATGAAAGAGGCTGGGATGATGTGGGTTATCATTGGATCATTAGAAGATCTGGACAGTTAGAACCTGGAAGAGATCAAAGGCTACAGGGTAGTCATGCTCTTGCAGTTAATAGTAAAAGTATAGGTGTGTGCTTGGTGGGAAGAGGCGATAACTTTACAGAAGATCAGATGTACACACTTCATAATGTAATACAAACAATCAAAGATATGCACCCAGAAATCGAAGTCATTGGACATTCAGATGTGGAACCAAAGAAACCACATTGTCCAGGCTTTAATGTAAAGGAATGGTATCGAGATGAGTTCATCGGCTAAAGGCTATTCAAGGGTACTTACTATATCAGATCTTCATTGCCCCTGGGAACATCCAGATGCATTCGCATTCTTAAAAGCATTAAAGAAAAAAATTAAGCCAGACTTTGTACTCAACCTGGGTGATGAGGCCGATGCTCATGCCCTATCAATGCATGATAGTGATCCGGATCTTATGTCAGCCGGTGATGAGTTGATAGCTGCTAAAAAAAGATTACATAAATTAGAAAAAATTTTTCCAGAAATGACACTACTACATTCTAATCATTCATCTTTAATATACAGAAGAGCATTGAAACATGGAATGCCAAGAGCTTACTTAAAAAATTATAATCAGTTTTTAGAAGTAGGCCCAGGATGGGAATGGGTAGATGATATTACAATACCATTGTCAGATGGATCTAAAGCATTTGCTACGCATGGAATGTCGGCTGATGGTTTAAAATTGGCCATGCAATATGGACTTCATACAATCCAGGGCCATTTTCATTCGAAGATGAATATACAATACT